ATTTGAAACAGTTGTTTTCCCTATCGTTAGAAGAGTTTTCTCTAAATTATTAGCAAACGATATCGTTTCAGTACAAGCAATGAACTTACCAATCGGTAAATTATTCTACTTCGTACCTAACATTCAGTCTTATGAGAATGCTGCAAATCAGCACTGGGCACCTTACGGTTCACCAAACGCTGCAGCTGACCAAACTCCTAACTCTGGATATGATTACAATAACACTAAGGACCTTTACGATAGATTCTATGAAGGAAACGAACCAGCTTTGGATCCTCCTGGATTATTCGACTATTCTAAAGGACAGTTTTCTGCTATCACAGCTCCTGTAGTTACAGTGGCTTGGGTAGGTAGTAATTTAACTCCTTCAGCTTACACTTTGGATAACTACAGAAAAATATTAGTTGTTATGTCAGGTTTTGCTAGCGATGGAGCTGGTAAATTAATCGGTCCTGATGGTCAACCAATGGATAACGAATCATTCTTATCTGATTTGACTGTTTATGGTGTTGGTACAAACGTATATACTTCAGCTAACACATCAAACCCTTATTTATTCAGAGTTGTAACTCAAAGATATGGTAAAGGTATTGTTGAATATGGAAACAACAACGCAACATTAACATTCCCAGGTAGTAAGACTGGTGGCGGTCAGTATGATAACATTTGTGACGCTGAAGGTAAAATCTATTTAGAAGTTGATTTACAAGTACCAGTATGTATTACTTGTGGTGGTTCATTAGACGGTTACACAGGGTCATCGTTCTCTTCAACAACAGCTACTTCTAACGCATTCACAGCTACTTATAGAATTTATAAGAACTTGGAATTCGAAGATAGAATTGGTGAAGTTTCTTTCGACCTTATGTCAGTAACAGTTTCTGTAACTGAAAGAAAATTAAGAGCACAGTGGTCTCCAGAAATGGCTCAGGACGTTGCGGCATTCCACAACATCGACGCTGAAGCTGAATTAACTGCATTGTTATCTGAGCAAGTTGCAGCTGAAATCGATAGAGAAATCTTGAGAGACCTTAGAAAGGGAGCAGCTTGGAACTTAAGATGGGATTACAATGGATGGAAGAGATTAGGATCTAACGCAGTTCCTTATACTCAGAAAGATTGGAATCAAACTCTTATCACAGCAATCAACCAAATTTCAGCACAAATCCACAAATCTACATTGAGAGGTGGAGCTAACTGGATCGTTGTTTCTTCTGAAATCAGTGCTATCTTTGATGACTTGGAATACTTCCACGTATCAAACGCGGCTCCTGAGCAGGATCAGTACAACATGGGTATTGAAAGAGTTGGTACATTAGCAGGTCGTTACCAAGTGTATAGAGACCCTTACTTCCCACCAAACCAAGTATTGATGGGTCACAAAGGAACTTCTCTATTGGACACAGGTTACATCTACGCACCGTATGTACCTCTACAATTAACTCCTACAATGTACAATCCATTCAACTTTACACCAATCAAAGGTATCATGACTAGATACGCTAAGAAAATGGTTAATAACAGATTCTACGGTAGAATCACAGTTGATGGAGTTAGAACATTCGACTTGAGAGAATTGAGATAATCGAAATTTCGATATGGTAAAAAGGGACAATTTCTTGTCCCTTTTTTTTTATCCTGATATTTATAATAAATTGTATATTATGATTAAGCAAACTTGGGAAATATCCAACGAAGAACGAAATAGAATTTTATCTCTTCATGAATCGGCAACGAAAAATCATTATTTAATGTCTGAACAATATGGAGATCCCGACCTTATGCATGGTCAAGAAAGTGGAGAGGAAACTTGGAGACTATGTAGTTACACTATCATAAAAAAAGGATCGGACTATTATATTCAAACTAATAAAGGAGAATTAATTAAATTACCTCTCGCCAGTCAAATTACCGTAACAATAGATGATCCGAAAAAGGTCAACGATGTAAAATTTACAGAGGATGTGTGGAATGGTATGAAATACGGTCTTTATATGAAATACGATCGTGGATATGTTGATGATGAGGTTTATAACTCAGAGGAAAAACATAATGGTTATATCGCTGGTCCTTGTAGTGGAGTTGTCCCCAAACAATATGACCCCACAAAGATTTTCATGGGCAAGGGTGGTAGTTGGTTTGTATTTATTGATGATTTAGGACGATATTTTGATGAACCTACACCAGTTTATAGTATTTTTACTTGGAATGGTACTTACGGATCGGAGTCTGCACCGTTACTTAAAAGACTTAAAGATAGGAAAGGTGTTGTTATACAATACACTAAAAGTTATACCCCAAAATATTTTTTAGGAATAGCACCCGCGATGGGCGGGGACAAAGTGGAACCAATAACTCCAGACACTCCACCAGTGATAAAACCAGAGTTTGAGGAAATTAAATTGGACATTCAAAGTCCATTTGAATTTGATAAAACAACTTTAACCCCCGATGCTGAAATTGAATTCAAAAAGTTTGTCGAGAAAATTAAATTAAACTACCAAGGTGTAAGTGGTAATGTTGAAGTTATTGCATCAGCGTCGATTGATGGTGATGAAAATCAGAAAAGGGACTATAATCAAAAACTATCTGATAATAGAGCAAGCACGATCGCTAATAGGTTGAAAACTGAAACAGGTATATCTACATTGAACTTCACCCCTAAAGGTATTGGACAAACTGACCAATTTGCAAAAGGGATGAAGTACCCTGAAGTCAAAGATGTAAATAAAACTGCTCCAAACAGACGTTTGATTATCAAAATGCCAACTATAACCAAAGAAAAACAATAGAATTATTCAATTACGTGTAGTGTAATTACATCAATTTTGTTGTTATTATCTTTGGAATATGTTAATATTACTTTCTTTTTTTCATTCGATATCTCATTTGATTTATTATTGTAGATATTAAACGATACTATATCATCATATTTAGACATTGTAATGAATTGGTACTTGCGATTTCTTAAGTATTCACTACTTGTGTATTGTAATTCCTCATCAGATGTTATTCCAATACAATCGGTTAAATCGACATTGGACATTTTTAAGGTAGAATTCAATAATTCTTTACCTGATTCAGTTAGCTGTTGATTAAAATTTACTTCAGAATCAGCCCAAAAAAATCTTTTAGTTTTTATTGCAATTCCTTGTGCATTAAGACCTAACGAAAAGAAAATTAACAGGATAAATATTTTGAATGTTTTCATGTTTTTATATTATTTTTCTTGAGTGAAATGGTTGTTAAATATTCTGAGTGATTTTGAGACTAATTCGGATTCTTGAAGTGTAAATATATTAGAATTGTGAGAATATTCCAAAGCTTTTATTATCATAAAATATGCTTGTTCCAAGTTCATGTCATCACACAGGGTGTTCACATCGTTAGGAGTGTAATACGCGATACTGTTGAATAGTAATCCTATTGGTTGTTTTTGTTCCATTATTTTGAATTGACGGTATATTTATTATAGTGAGAAATATTATAAGAAAAATAATTAAAGAGGTAAGTGGAGCAGGTATTAGTGGAGCTTATTCAGGGCCACTTGTACTCGGACCACAAATATGGGGTGATTCACAGCTCGGACCATTTACTGATCGATTGTACAAATATACAAATGCTCAACTTGCCTATCAAGAGGCCGATGGAGATTTTACAGAGTCTCCCGAAGAAAGAAAAAAAATAGAACAAAGGACCAAGAAACTTAGTAAAATCAATATGGAAAAGAAAAAAACTTTCAAAGGACAAAACGACGAGGATGGGTCGGCAATAAACCCAACTATGAGTGGTGAACCCTTGAAAGAAGATTTAGCGGTTTGGTTTGGAACAAAGAAGAAACCTAAAGGTTCAAAACAACCTTCAGGACCATGGGTTAATATTTGTAGAAAGAAAGAAGGAGGAGGACATCCCCCTTGTGGTAGACCTGAAGCGGATAGTAAATCGTATCCTAAATGTCGTGCTAAAGGAGTTGCAGCAAATATGACCGACGCTCAAAAGAAATCGGCATGTTCACAGAAAAGAAGAGCAGAAAAATCAGACCCAAAAGTTGGTACTGGTAATAAACCAACTATGACATCTTATAAACCAAAAAAATCCCAAAATGAAACATTAAGGGATTTAATTACTAAAATTTTGAAAGAAAATATTAAATAAGTTTCTCTAAAATTTTTTTCAGTGAGTGTTGTACTTGGCTATGCATTTCCTTTTCAAATTTCATTCTTGCTTCTTCGACTTTGTTATCGAACAACCTCCCAAGTTTTTCCCCCATTTGTAATGAAATTGTGATATCATAATTGTAAATGTGGTTTGTAATGTTTATTCTATCTCCTTGAATTATCACAAACATTTGTAGAGTTTCATTCTTGATGTATCTTTTTTGAGAAAGAGGAGCAATCAAAAATTTGGAATCTTCATGATTTATTAATTTTCGACAAATTGATGATGCAGTTTTTTCATTATCATCAAAATTGACTTTTGGTTGAATTTTTCGATTCATCCTTATAAAAAATTTTAACCATAATTTTCTGAAGAATTTTTTCATGTCTTTCGTGAGATATAATAACTACACAAAGATATAAAAATTGTTGGGCAAAAAAAAGAAGAACCTAAATTCTTCTTTTTATTTTTAACAATAAGCCCCTGAGCAGTGTTTCTTTCCATCTAACCCCGGCATACTACCTTTACATACTTGGACTGCGTATCCATTGGCGTATGCTGAAGGATAAACCTTAAACTTTGATTTTGCTGCGGCTTTACCTCTAGCACAAAGTTTGGTACCAGTTTTTTTTCTACCTTCACTCATTTCTTCATAATCAACATACTGACCCATTTTTCTCTTTTCATTCATTATAAAATCAAAAACTTGGTCCATGTTTGTTTTGGCTTCTGAAACGTGGTCATCAGCCCAATCATGTCCATCTTGTAGAATTTGGTCAATCATTTCTTCATCCATTTCTAATAACATTTGACACTGTCTTGCAATTTGTTTTAGATTACTGAAAAACATATAATTTTCGGATTCTTGTTGTTCACTCAAAACTCGTTTGACTAAATGTGATAAATCCTTTTCTGTTAATTTTACTATCTTACTCATGATTGTTTTGTATTTACGATTGAAAATGTTAATTGCCTCTTATAAGTATCTTTTTCTCCTGAAGTGTTCACTTGGATATCAACAAAATATTGATTTGGAATTTTGTCTCTCATATCGAATATGAAGTAATATTCGTTTGGAGTTCTGTTCAATGGAGTCCAATCTTGTACCAATACTTCTGTAGTACCTTCTGTGACATAAACTCTATAGAACCCTGAAACGTCTAATAATAGTTGTTGACCCGTATATGCTTTTTTAATTGTTACACCAACCTTACGAATGTCTGTATTAAGAATCTTCTCATTTTGAAGGATACCGTAGAAATCAAATCCGTAAATTTCAGGATCTTTAGATACAGAACCTATTTGAATACCTGAAGTATATGGTTGTAATGTGAATTGATTTGTCACATTAGGTACGGATTGTCCATTAATTGTAAGACCTGACCATACATCATAAAATAAACATGGTGTTGGAGAATTAGAGAAACCATTCGGTACGGTTACTTCATAAACACCTTTAGTTTTTAGACAGGTAGTTAATGAAGCCATACCAGTGATGGCAACACCATTTCTATCTTCAATTCTCACAAAAGGGTCTGAATCTAAATTTGCAAAATCCCCATTTTGATAAACGTATAAGAATAACTTATTTTCCTGATTTTTTAAGAATAGATTTCTATCATCCGTAATTAAGTCGTTGTAATTTGTTAATAGATATGGCTGATAGAATGTTTGAGTGTGTCTTGAAAAGAATGCTACACTATAACTTTCTGTTAGACCCGTAATATTTTCTATTTGAGGAAGATATGATATACCCCAACCTGTGACTCCAGTAATAGACCCGTTTAATATACCGTTGATTTCATCGGTCATATCCATATTCAAATCTTCGTTTCCGAGTTCGAAATGTTGTCTTGCGACGATGGTCAAACCTGAATAGTTTACAACCCCTTCGTTCTTATTGTTGTATATACCATTTTGAGACCATCCAGAGAGAGTTGTCGTTTGATACCAGTTAGATGGTCGTGTGGAATATGCTCGACTGTCAACGTAAGTTAAAGGGGAAATTCCACCATTCGCACTATTTTGTGCAATGTTAAAATCGCTGTAGTCATATCCTACACCTTCATCCCATAATTGTGGGATACCAGTGTTTCCTGAAAATTTAGGGAT